GGGCCTGCACCTGCAATATGATTTGCAGATAAAGTGATATTCAAATCATCCGTAATTGTGGCTACTAGAAAATCTTCTTCTCTGATTTGTATAGCTTGCCCTCTGATGAGTTCTGAAGTAAATAAAGTACTTGTACCTACAACAACATTTGTTCCGGGAGTAATGGCAACATCTCCTGTTAAAACTGTTGTGTGTCCTCCAGCATCCGCTAGAAGTTGAAGCCTAAATTCTTGTTCTTTATCAGAAAAAAATGGGACAAATGCTGATGGTTGTCCTCCAAAAGGAACGGTATCTCCCTTGATGCCAAAAGTCCCACTGAACACCTCTAATGTAAAAAATTGAACTTCCCCATCAAAAACAGCCAATGCAGAAATTAAATCTACTACTGTATCTCCACTAGAATTGGTGGTAAAACCATCTCCTAATTCCCATGTTTCATCTTCTTCTGTATGTAGTATTACTCTACCTAATGTATCATTTTCCTTTATAGTAAGCCTAACTCCAGTTGTAGCAGTTGTAAACCTAAAAGTGAAAGAGTCTACCGCAAAATCACCAATGCCCCTAGCAGTCCATGACACAGAACTGACCACTTGTGTTTGTATATCAGATGATTGGGCAGGGGCGGTAATTTGTGGAAGTACATCTGGTATGAATACGGCTGAAGAACCTAAATTGGTCGCTTGGCTTTGCGCGAAAGTAAATCTCCTTCCTTGAACATCATCTACAACCAAAGCAGAACTTGATGCTCTTATTATAAGAGAAAGCCCAACACCTAATGAATTTGCTGGAAATTGAGCAGACTTAGCAAATCTTGTAAATTTAGTAATAGATATTTGACTGCTATTTTCTTTCATGGAAGAAGAAACAAGACCTCCATCGGTATCACTTTGTATGGGAAATTCACCATCCAATAAAGGCTTACCGTCAGGTGTTTTGTTTAACTTAAAGTCCCTTGATGTATCGTCAGTATATAAAGGATTATTAGGGCTATCGCTCTTGGCCCACAATCCAGATTTTCCCGCTGTTGGTGTAAACGGTACAGTGGCTTGTTCATCTAAGACAATACCTGTAGGATCAATCAAGCCTGTCACGGTCAGTTTCCCGGTTATCGTCACGTTTCCCGCATCATCTATAATGACTGTTGAATTCTGCAATACCTTACCTGTTGTCCCGTCATACCTAGGGATGGCATTGTCCGTTGAACTTGCCGGTCCGGACATTAAGTTTATGAGGTCGTTGACAAAGGCAACAATGCCCGAAAGGTTACGCCATGTTGCTGTCTTTTTGGTTGCCGTGCCAATGGCCGATGTATCAAAATCAAGTTGCTTGCTTTGATCTGTGGCATCAAATACCCTGAATTCATCCGTTGTGAACCTGGCTTTTTGATTGAATTTACGCCAATCACTTAAACTGCCTGTATCAGTGTCTTTTATATAATCACCGGATGTGAATTGTTTCCAAAGTCCAAGTATTAACGTTGGTTTTTCAACAATGAAAATTGAACCAATTGCAGGAAAATCAATGGTAACTGGCAAATCTGCGCGAAATTCAACCCTACCATCGGCTATGGTTTGTGAACCTAATTCAAAAAAAAAATTATTGGCTTCCCAAAACTCCCTTAGTTGTGTTGCAGTTGATGTGCCTTGTTTGTTCAGCGTTGCAGAACTATATAAAACCCTATACTCAATCTCCCGTATTCCAGGGAAAATGGAAATCAATTCATCAGGACCATCAACGGGTTCAATCTTTATATCGGCTTTGCCAACTACCAAGGTTTCCCCATTGTCAAAAACAAGTTCTGTTTTTTTTAGCGTTTTTACGACATTTACAATTTGTGCGGTATTCATGTCAATTCATTGAGGCGTACTTAAATTTGAATTTTAACCCATAATAATAAATTATACTTTTTTTTGAATTGTTCTCAGTAGATATTATGTTCAAAGTCACTTCTTCGATAAATTGACTTAAACAATCTGTTTTATATACCCCTTCAATATCACCTAAACCTTTCATTTGTTCCATATCAAACGAAATATACTATTTTTCTGCCTTTTTTCAACCCCAAATATTCATTAAGCCCGATTTCATTGGTATCTATTAATTCATCTAAGGACAAATCTTCCACATCTATTCCATAAAACCGGTGTGCCAAGGTAATGATGTTGTCGTCCTGTTCGAGTATCACCGATCGCTCCTGCCTGGAGTCTATCGCTATCTCGAACAGTTTTGATACCGTGAAGTTAACCAAGTCGTTCAATTGGTTCTGGCTCTCGAAATTGGGGATAAAACTGTCTGTTGAATTGGCGTTCGTGCTTTGCAGGTTGTCCAAATCCACCAACAGGGCATTGTAAGAACCGATCAGTTCTCCGATAAAGAAGAGTACATCGTTCCTACTGGAATATACCGCATCAGATACCAATGCCAATGACATGGTAGAGATCAATGCAGTTGCGTTGTTCTCAAACAGTTTTTTTAGTGAAAATTGTGTGATCCCAATGATCGAATCCTGCAACTTTGCAAACTGGTCTTTCAAGGTATCGACCCTTGCCTTTATCCCGGTAGCGAACAACGCAGGTGCATTGATGACCGCCTGTAAAGTCCTTGCCGCTGTCAACGCATCGTTTGTCGCATTCAATATCGCAGCATTTGCCGTGTTGAACGCATTGAAATAAGTCTCAAAATCAGGTGTCAGTGAAATAATCTTTTGCCCTTCCAAAAACAAATTATCATTATTCAATGTCATTTGGTTGATATCGTCAATATTGGGTATTATATCATTTGCATACACTGTTGACAATGTTACGTCCAAATCAGCATGTGCGGAAACGATCTTGTCGGTAGGGTCTTCGCTTGTCTTTGGGTTTTCATCGGTAATGGTCTCGATCACCGTTCCTGTGATCTTGGTCGCATTGTGCTGTGTGTTGTCAAAGTTCAATGAGGTTGGCTGTACGACTATCCGATCATAATAAGGATGCGATATTGTCCATGGTCTAACATCCTGTGCAGCAAGCTCGAATGCATTGGATGTGTCCAAATGGTCTTCTCCCTGGAAATAAATCTCAATACCATACTTTCTCCCCCTTGGCAATTGCCTTTTGATCAATGATCCGGATATTTCAGGAAAATTGAACTCGGTCACATTGTACTCCACGGTCTTGACCGCGTTGAGCCAATTGGGGCGGAACTGGCTGCCTTCCCCAGTGGTGATTATCAATTCGTTCTTTATGCGTTCTATCCAGCTCATTTTAACCTTTGGATTTGTTTCTTTGCCTGTTCAATATAGAATCTTTCAATCTTACTTCCCGACAACAAAGAGGCTTTTCTCATGAAACCCGTGGCTTTTACACCTACTTTCCTTCCTTTTTTGAAATCATAAAGCGGGGTCAATTTAAACTTTCCTTTCTTGGTCAGTGAATTGACCTTGAACAATGTATTTTCGCCCATCACAGAACTCCCCAAAACATGACCACCTTTTCCAGCCCTATGTATTGCCTTAATGAATCTTTGTTTTTTGTTGCCCCTGAAATTTTTTGCTTTTATGATTTTATTTATTTCAGATAATCTATTGCGTGGCCTTACTAGTTTTACTTTGCTTTCTCCTCTTGCCTCATCGGTGGGTATGAACGATTTTTTGTCTATCGATCCTCCCGACTCCTGTTGTTCTAAATCCTTGATAGCAAAATTATCCCCTCCTTTTAGTTTGTTGCTGAAAAACCCGACTGTTGCCTTCATGGATTTTACATTAAAACCAGTTGCCCTATTTACTCTGCTATTTGCCTTGAAGAAAGTCTTGTTCCTTTCTTTAAATGCGTTCTTTGCACTTAATGGCATGGTCTTTTGCTTGACATCAAAAGCGGAGTTGTTCAACGCACCACGGATAGCCAATGGCAATGCGGAACGGTGCATCTTCTCCAATGTGTTGGTGTGCCTTACCACCGCGTCCGTGTTTATGTTAAGGATTGCCATTATCTAAATAATTCGTCGATAAATGAACATAAACAATATGATAAATCTATTCTTCATATATGATTGTTATCCATCCACGGTTAAATGAGGTTGCATTATAAAGGGGATCATCATATTTTCCCGATGTAAATGATACCAAAAGAATGTTGGTATCATTCCAATTAACTCTGGTATCACTCGTTTCATTGTCTAATACAGCCGCAGGATTACTCGATGTAATGCCCGCATCTTGTCGAACAGATGCGATTACAGCCCTTATTTTAGTGCCGTCAACACCATGTGCTACTGTAACTATCGTTAAATTCGACATGTCCCAATCACCGATATCGAACGTTTTCATTTTTGTTTGAGGTGATCCAGAAGGGATTTTAACCCGAGCTTCTGCCAGTTTTATATCAGTTATTGCCGCATTTTGAATAGCGGCTGTTTTAATTATTGCCGTAGCCCCTGCAATCAATGCCGTTGTAAGATGCCTTGTTGTATCCGTTCCTGCATTGACTTCTGCTTGTGTCGCCCTTTCTACCGTACCTTTTTGGGTAGCGCTTGCGGCTGTTGCACGTATGTTGGATATCAATGCCTCGAAATATTGGAAATCGTTAACATCATTGTCTGCCAAACCATTATAAGCCAAACTAACCGCATCCGCCATTTTCGCAAAGAACTGGTGTATGTCTTGGTATACCGCTGTGTTTACCGGAGTACCGTCATTTGCACCCGGTGAACTCTCGTCCTTGATGTTACCGAACGAGGTAAATGGTGCGGCCGGAGCTTGTACATTTGATTTATTTTCTAATTTAACTGCCATATCTTTTCTTTTAAATAAAATTAATGAAGAGGAAAGCAACCGTGTGAGCAGGTTTGATCTTCAATACCAATTGCCTGAATTCGTCTTGCCTGTTAACATCTACTGTTGCCGCTGTACCTACGGGACTGCCCCCTATAAAAAAAGTGCTCCTTAAATTTGCGCCCACGTCAAATGATTCGTCCACTTTTGGATCAATGCTGTTCACTATCTTGTCAATTAAACTTGCCCCGTGCTGTGATGCCCCATGTTGCACTTGTCCATGTTGTACCGAAGTAAACGAACCTATGGCAACATCTCCGGGATTTCGTGTTTCCAAGCCCCCAAAACCATCATCGAACCTGTTCTCAAACACGAACACGCTGAACCCAGCTGCCTGTAACTGTCCTTCCAAGTACAGAAAATGCTGCCTAGCGGGTATCGTGCCCGGATGGTTCATTTTCCTTAGTATTGCCAGTTTCCGGTCATCCAAGGAAACGGCTGGATTTGTTACCAATCCCAATCTCCGTTCCCAGTCCGTGGCGTCATCGATGGTGAAATTATCGTTGTCCGGCAATATAGCATCCAGTATGGCCAAGGCATCATCGTATGCCCGTTGTTCGCTCAACGCAAGCCCATCATGCAATTTTTTAAACTCACTGTCCCTGAACAGTTTGAATGCCCTGCCTGTCGGGTAAAGCTGGTTGGTAAGTCTCTTTATGTTATCTAAAACACTCATTATGGATAGGTCACTGTGTTCAAATCGGGAATATCACCATCGATAAACGTGAACGTGCTTACTGCCACAGTATCCACTTTCAATACAACGCTGGTAAAAGAACTGCCAGGACGGGCATTTAAAATTATACTGATGATCAAGTTTTCATCAAGAATATCGTTTTTTTCTTCCAAGACATCAGCCCCAGCAACAAACGGGCGTATTTTGTTGATTTCCAGTTCGAGAGCGTTAAAAAGCAATGTCTGTATTGCGGCGGTCAACCCTACGAACCCGTTTATCTCGATATCGATTGTTTTCAACGTGATTGCCAAGAAATTCACCTGGAACACCCCTAAAGGTCTTCTTCCCCTTTCGTTGAGTGGTAAAGTAGTATCCGGGTCAAATTCAACCACTGCCTCAACATCCAATAGTAATTGTGCGGATGGGGTGCCTTTTCCGTCTATGCTATCAGCTATAGTTGCCTCGATGAACAAATTGATTTCGTTCGCTGCCCCACTTTTTGCAAATGGATATGTCTGTTGCACCCCTTGTGCATCGAATGACCATAACCTATAATCTGTTGCCGCTCCCCCCTGAGCCTCTAGCCTATAAGATTCCAAAGCCCTTGTCCTGTATAGTTCTATATCCTCCTCTGCCAGTGGCGCAATGGTCTCTGCGGTTACCGTGGCCGTCTTGTCAACGTTAATAATAGGTGATGTCGCAGCAAGCAAATCGGACACCAATAATTTACTGTCTACCCCAGCCTCTAATGCCCGTAAAGTGATACTGTCCGTTGTTGTCGTCAATGTGAACTCATTGTCAAGCACAAAAAGTTTACCTGGGTTAAGGCTATCGTCATTGCTCTTGAATGTGGTTGACGCCGGGATTACCGCACCTATTGATCCTGTCACGTCCACGGTGTACTGACCTGCCTTGGCAGGGAAAGGGTCACGACCCAATTTAACACGACCAAACCTTTCAAGCGTTCCCCCCGAATCTTCCCGATCAGCGGTGTCGACAAATATGTTTTTCTGCGTCTTGGCGACAACAAGGTAGAACACTTTCAACTTGCCCGCCTGTACCGCTGCCAATGCCCTTAAAAAGTTCTTGCCGAACAAAGGTATGGATTCGCCAAAAGTGCTCTCCAGATCGCTTAGAATGCTTGTAAAAAGTTCCGATAACTTAGGTATTGTGATCATATGAACAATAGTTTATTACTTTCAGGGGTCAATATAAAGTTCCCCTCCGGTGTTCTCACGAATAATTTAATCAAACTGCCACCCCCCTCATCCGGTACTACTGAAAGTTCTTCGTTGGTGGCGTCCCAAATGAACACAAATGCTTTGTTCTGCTCGTTGTCCGGTTCTTCCAATACAATACCTATTACCACTTTATCATCCGACACGATCGATACCGATACCGAAACATTCGAAAATTCCTGCATGAACTCCAAGTCCTTCTTTATCGCTTGTTCGATCTGTGCAGCCCCAGAACTGTTCAATGCAACATCCATCAATATTTGCTCTGTCAGGGAATTGAACTGAAAGTCCACATTGTCCCTAAAAAACAGCGTATTGCCCCACCAATCGAACGACTGCTCGTTCACTGACCTATTCACAGGGGTTATAAATCCAGGGTTACCGCCGAACATTGCCAAATAGGGCATGTTCTGGAACCCGAATATCACGTTCAAGTCCTTTGGTTTTTTTACCAAATCCCCCCCGTTGCCCGTTTCTATAAGTTCTAAATCCATCAGAATGCAAATGTAGATTTAAGTTTAACTGGTATTATATTATTATCGCTGTCAACTGTAGCCCGTCCGGTCTCATCCTTGATTCCTATGGACACGTTTTGACGCTGTTCGGATATCGTTCGTTCAAGGCTCTCTTGCCGTGCCGCATCAGGATTGATAAGCTCTTTATTCTCCCCTATAGGTTGCCCTGTTTCATCGGTCTCCACATTGACCCCTAACCTGTTCCTAAATGCCTCAATCCCCTCTACTGCTTTTGATGCAAATTTTCCAATCCCCGGTATATTGCTCAACAACTTGAACACCTGTTGCAACGGCATGAGTATCGCATCCAATATGGTTACTCCTATAGCCCTAAGACCTGCCAATATCCCGCCTGTTGTAAATGCCTCTTTGATCATGTCCCAATTCCTGCGGAACGACTGTATCAAACTGATGATGAAGCCAAGTCCAGGTATAAACAATGATATGGCAGCACCCCACGTATTCCATTTATTTATGATCAATGTAACCACCCCTATCAATGCGACTATCCCTATAACTATCAATCCGATCGGGTTCGCATTCAACGCGGCATTCAATAACCATTGCGCACCCGTCCATAACTTGGTAACCAATGCAATTCCACCTACGACTAAATTATATGCACCTAAAATAATACTAGATGCAACAAGGACTATTTTAAAAGCTATCAAAGCACCAACAGCCAAACCAATGACTTTTAACCAGAAAATGCCGGATTGTGCAAATTCCCTTATTTTTAATTGTCCTTCATCCAATTTGTTGGCTGCAATTGCCGATCCACTGGCAAGGCTCAACATTTCAGAAGTCACTTGTACAATAGTGGTCAATGTGTTTGAGAACTTGCCCGTACCATCTTCAAGGCTCAATATAAACCCTTCCCATGCACTGTTCAGTATAGTCAATGCACCGTTCAATGTAGCGAGCTGTTTATCAGCCGCATCTTGTGCGGTGTTGCCTACTGCTTGCAATCCTTTGTCCAAAGCATCTACACCCGCTAGGTTTTTAGCCAAAATTACCGCAGATATCGCACCACGCTTACCAAATTCATCATTTGCTGCTGTTAATTTGTCTTGGCTTTTTTGAATCTTGTTTAATATCTGTTCAAATGATAATCCTTGTTTTGCACTATCAATAAATATATTTCTAAGTGCCGTAGAGGAACTTGAAGCATCTATACCAGCATCTGACAACTTGCCCAATAACGCCATTAGTTTTGTGAACGGAATACCAGCAGCATTTGCAGCCCCTGATACTATAGGGAGTGCAGTATTCAATTTTTCAAAGCTTAGTGCTGATTCCTGAGTTGCAGCCACCATTTGATTCATGATCATTGGAGTATCCAAAGAACTAAAATCATCAAATGTACGTACCATTGCACCCACTAGATTCGCAGTCTCAGAAAGCTCCGCATTCATGGCTATAGAACCCGCAATCGTGGCTTCGGTCATATTGATTATGGCCGGTGTTTCGAAACCAAGACGTGCAAAAGATTCTTGAAGGCCTACAACTTCAGTAGCTGATTTAGCAGTCGTTGCACCAAGCCTTTTTGCGTCATCTGACAGTGCTTTTAATTGTGGTGCAGTTGCAGTAGCCATCACAGACGAAAGTGTCGCATTCGCCTGTTCAAAGTCCTTGAACACACCTACGATATTGGTGACCGCACCGATTATTAAGGCTCCCCCCAACAATAGCCCGAACCCTCCCAGCATCCGGTTCAGTTTCCCCAATGGAGAGGTGATTTTCCTGAAAGCACGTTCGCCCCTGGCAAGACCTACCTCTGCTTTTGCCGCAAACTTACTTACAGAATTGCCCATCCTTTTGACAGGGCCGGTAAACTTGTCAACTGCGGTAAATATGGACGGTATGGTGAACGCTGCCATTATTATTTAGATTACTTTTCTTTTATGATGTCTTGTGCATCATTATACCAATATTCTAAACCAAAATAGTCTATATCATCATGATATAGACTACTGATTACTTCCGGTGACCAATGATAAGTTCGAACAATACTTTTTACCATATTGTCCTTGCTCTCTTCGTTTATAGAAAAAAAATCGCTATGGCCGTGCTTATTTTCTTGTCTACACTATCCAGTGCCTTTATTATACCACTTGCTTGTTTTGTCAATGCAGATACATAAGCGGTAAGCCTTCCATCTGCATCAGTCGCCTTTACACCTTTCATATAACTCGATAAAATCTTATCATTTATCCGTGATCTATATTTCAATTCGGTTATCGGATCATCTTCACCTATTGGGAATAACAAATTATGTGTTATCTCCTTAGTCTCACTATCAATCATAATCACCCCATCGCACATCGCATTGATCAATAATTCTATCGAGTCTTCGTTTTTGTCACGTTCCTTCTGGAATATTTTCTTATAGTCCAGCCAATCGGTAATTTCTTGTTCTGATATTTCAGCGGATATTGTAGCCATAGTTTAGTTAATTGTTTATCCTACTATTTTCTTAAACGTACCACCCCCTGAAATCTTCAATGGAAAAGTAGCAGCATTGGCATTGCCTTGAACATCTCCCACAGGCTTACCTGTGCCACCATAAACAGTCCCATTAACATGGGTAAATGTCCAATCTGATAGTACAGGACTGGCATTAAGTTCTGTAATTTTCTCCAAATCCTCACGGGTGTTCATGTCCCATGCCACAGTAACCTCGACAAACGGCCTGGCCCTGTTTAATTGGTCGATCATCTCTCCAGACCCATCGATCATGTTCGCATCATCATTGGAACGAAAACCACCTAAATCAAATGTACTGTCCTCCGAAGATTTTGGAAATATGATACCCGTTCCCAATGTTGGGTGGTTAAATGTAATTTCTGTGATATCACCGCCTACTGCCATAATTGTTTGTTAAACGTTTCCAAAATTAAACCCTGCCTCGGCAGTCGTTGAAGATATACGGGCAAAACCAGATCTTTTGTACCTGAAAAAAGTTTCAAGCCTGTCCGGATTGGTTAGGCTAATGTCCACCGTTATTGAATCTTGCATAAATGAAGCATCTACAATCAATGCCCTTCGTGCCAAATCATCGGCATATTTATCAACTATCTGTACCCATTGTTTCGGTTTGATCACCAAAGTTGCCGTTACAGTGTCATCGTTCGCACTTATCGCGTGGTCCACAACATTAATCGCCTCTAATAAGAAATATCCAAACCTTACGTTAAAGTCAAGGTTCAAGTTCCTGCAATATCTGAATTGTGGTGGCGTTTCACCATCTGGATGATAAGTGGTCACAAAATCAGCGACCTTATAAGCACCGTTCACCAGTTCTACAGTTGAACTTCCTTTCTTCACAAATGCATCACGGTTGTTATAAATATCCATCAAACCGATGTCCGTAGGTGTTGGCATATCTGGATAAGATTGTCCTGACACATCCAAATGTGGTGAATCCTGTGCCTGCCGTGCATATAACCTGCACATGTTGGCGGCCGCTTCCATTCCCAATCCAACGCTCAAAGGAGCGGGACAAATAGCAATGGTAACATCAACTTTTCTCGTATCGGTAATCGTTGTCGGGTCATCCAATAAAGACCCTGTAAGGGCTATAAATGGCTTGAATACGATCCCCGCATACCTGCCTGTTGGCGTTGTTGGGTCTGGAATCCCGTTAAAGGCTTCCAAAGTGTCCATAACGGCCGTTACCGCCCCGTAAGAATTCACTACAATCGTGTTCCAGTCGTTTCCGAACTGGTCCAATGCCGCCTGTACCGATGGTGTGGCTGATCCAGAAGCCGTTGAGGCCACTGCATAGGTAACACCTAGTGATGTATCGTTTAAATCCACGGTAACATTCAAGTCCGCAGAAGTCAGTCCTTTCCATTTTGCTGTTAATATACCCCTGTCAGGTGTAACATCGACTGTGCCGATTACAGGTGCTCCAAGCACCGCGTTAACGGCATCTTGTATTTTTGTTGCAATAATGGCCGGTGTATCTCCAGTGACAATGTTGATGTCATAAAAAATACCGTCCACTCCATTCCTTCCGGCTATTTTCAATGTATGTGTACCGTTCCCTGTCGCTGTGCCGGTTGGTGTTATCTCCAATACTTCGGCTGCGGCTGCGGCTGCTTCCGCTTGTGCATATGCGATAACAGGAATACCTCCTACCCCTTGACCTTGTAAAGGTCGTAATATGCGCATAATGTGGTACATGGGAGAGCCGAACCCATATAGGTTACCGGCTTGTTGTGCAGATGTTATTTCTTTTCCGTTTGTATCGAGAGTTCCTTGGTTGGCCACGTTGGCCTCTGCGAAAACTGCAATCCTTTGTGGTAAGTTTGGGGAAGTTTCCTTGAAGTCCCCTTTGATGATTTTATACCCTACAATCTTGGATATTCTGTCAGTTCCTACAGGTTCACTCATTTTAAATGATTTTTGAATTCATACCAAATGAATGAATTTTAACACCGACACCAAAAAAATAGTCTATTTTTAAGACAAAAAAGTGGTTATTGCCTTTGCATTATGATATCCACGAAATCTTTCCAATGAAAGTCTTTTACCTTAAGCTCCTTGCATACTAGTGCGGTCATGATGTCCTTTAAAACCATGTTATATACACGGCAATCAAAAAGGTGATTTTGGTGTATGCTGCTTTTCTTGACCCATCGCGTGGCTATTGTCCTGTCTTCTTTTTCTTCCACTATCCTGTGTTCACTCTCGAAATGGCTGAAATAATTATTGAACAAATAAAGCCCTTCCGATGGGGTAGGGAAATTCACAAACCCTGGAGGTTGCTTGTCATCATTGCCGCTGTCCCATTTTAGGTTTATCATTTCTGACAATTGGTCTTTGATCATATTGCCCTCAACCAAGTATAGGTTAGCACGTTCACGTGCATTCTTAAAAGTGGGAACATCGATACCCAACCTTACAAATTTATCATCATCCTTGTCGCCTTTTAAACCTACGATGTTAAAATTTGAATTGTCCAAGTAATTGTATGCATAACTGGTATAATATCCAGTGTCCACTCCGCTTATGAATATCTTCATTTCACGTCCGTTTTCTGTTTTGAAAATAGTGCTTAGGACTTTATCGAATTCAGGCCATACGCTGTTTTGCATGTTCGGCTCATAAGTCCACCGTTCACGGTCTACTTTGTGTTTCTTCGTGTTTTCCAATGGGATAAAAGTCCCTATGCTCCCGTGCGTGATCGAATAACTGGAACCGGATTCAGACCATCCCAATACCTCATAGTCCAACCGTGCATCTTCTACTGTCCCATTCAAATCACATGCACACGTCAACATCACGATATGGCCGTTGCCATCGTTAAGGCTCATCGCATCGGGAACAATCCCGATCTCATAATTACGGATGTTCTTTTGAAGTTGGTTGGCCTTTGGGGATTTCCCCTGTTGCTTATATGGCTCCCCTAGTACGACATTGCAAAAAGTCTGGTGATCTTTTTCTCTCCTTATATTTTTTTCAGGGTTCGCATCCTGGTATTGGGTGGCATAATGCGCCCAACTGTCCATACCGGGCGGGGCATATAATGAACTCATTTGATAACTGTAATGGTCTTCTTCTTCTGGTGTTACCGTAGACTGCCAAAAACCGTTGAGGTTCATTTCATATTTGTGGGTATCATTAAAAAAACCAGAGCACTTCTGGCAAATATACCCTACCGATTGCCTATCTACCCTACCGTGTTTATCTTTTTTCCAGAATATACCGCCTTTTTCTTTTCCTTCTGATCCTTCGATTTCTACTGACCATTTTAAGATTATAAACTCCCCACATTTAGGGCATGGTACATTGTAATATCTTTGATCTCCTTTCAAGAAAACATGTTCAATATTGGAGGCTCCCTTGATTTGTGGAGAACTTACCCAATATATCTTTTTTTTGTGGGCGAATGCGGAAGTCCTTTTCTGTACCAGTGCACGCGTAGAACCCGCGTGCTTGGAACTAGGAGGTGCCGCGTCATAATCATCAACAATCATGATCATTACGTCATGTTGCCTCAACAGATTGTGATTGGTGACGCTACCGGATTTAAGGTTGCCGCCTGGGAATTCCTTGCTTTTGTTCGTGTCCCCTGTACGCGTGTTTTTTTTTCTTAATGTACTTGGTACGATCATGTTCCTAAGACCGCAATTATCAATCATCTGGTCGATCTTCACCATGGATGCCTCGGATAGATCACTATGCCCGGTAAGGAACATGATGTTACCAGGGTGTTGGGCAATGGTATATCCGACTATCGGGTTCAACACAGCGGCTGTACCACCAACCTGTGCGCCCTTCATTATAGTTATCTCTTTGGCTGGGTGCATTGGGCTGGAACAATCCAAAGGTTCACGCCAATAAGGGGTAAGGTTGAATGAGAACGGTCCAGGAAAAGCCGACCCTAAAGGCATGACCATATTTTCCTCGTACCACTCTGATGGCAGTTGATTCGACATGTACGTCTTTGTACTGTCTATGATGTTGGCTATTTCCTTTTCCAGATAATTCATTTCAACCTGTAAAAAAATAAGTTCATTAAAGTCATTACAATTGTAACCTTTAAGCCAAATAACCAACCAAATCCTATCGTAAACGCTATAAATGGTACGACTATACCAAATAATATATTCCAGTTTCGTTTAAAGTATCGAATCATTGCTTTTTAATTGATTCCTTTATTCTAAATAATAGCCATTCGATACCATTTCTGTAATGATAACTAGGTTCTTCTCCTGATGTATGTGAGCTGTGGCAACTTTTATCATATTGTTGGTATGCTTCTACAATCTTGCGTTTATCGGGCAACGAAAGCTTAACATCAGATAACCCTCCATCTTGGATTAGTTTGTATTTGTAATCACTTGTAGCCGTTACTGGATGGTTATGTATTTCATTATCTATGTGAGACTTGAAATCATTATATGATTTGTAAGCTCTAGCAATTGAGTATATTTTTTTTAAATCCATATTTTTAGTTATTTACCCGTGTAAGACGGAGATTATCAATAGCGTTATACAACTCGGTAAAACCAAACAATGGAACCAATAAGAACCACAACTTTAATGAAGATGCCCCGTTTTCCAATGATCCGGTCAGATAACGATTGATCACCCTTATATGATAATGGATTTCCTTTTTTCAGGTTCAGAACGGGATCAAAAACTATCCAGAATACACATAGCAAATACACCGTAAATGGCAATATGCATTGTATATAATCCATCCTGAATATGGAAATGGATAGAAATGCCGCCAATACTATACGTATTGAGCCTCGTTTCCAATGGATGCCATTGATTGTTTCGTCCTTGTCGTAATCAGCATTTACCAGTGCACCCATAAAGGAAATCAGCCCAGCGCCAAAGAAGGCGGGAAACCATCCGTCTATGCCGTGTATATCATTGATAATGCTCGACAAGCTGATGAACGTAATCCCAACGAACAATGATATTGCCATTATGTAGACGTTGTAGAAATTGGTTTTGATGATAAATTTTTTCATGGGTTTATTTTTTTTTCGGCTTTACATAATTCTTCTACTAATATTGACTGTCTTATAATTTGTCCCATTTCATGAGATGAAACTGTATATTTTTCATGAATACCAGCAGTGCTTTCTACAAAAGATCTTTCAATTACTATCATTCCATGATATGAATCACATATATGATTTACCAATTCTCCTATTTCAAATTTAAACTCTTTCATATTATTTAACTTTTGATTGTTTCGTGGAATATTCCTTGACTATTCGCTTGATCCCTTTATGGCTTTCGTTAGCCCCGACATCAACCGCCTTGTTTATCGTACCGGTCAGGTCCCTTCGTATATTTGATATGTCCTTGTTGTTGAGTTTTTTCCTTTGCCCGATGATCAATATCAAATGCTCGGCGGCGGCATGATAGGCAACCTTCAAACTGTCTGCCTGTAGCTTTATCACCGAGATTGCCAAATCGGTAGGGATCAACTGTCCCTGAAGCCTTTCCTTGTTGATCCTGGCAATGTCAGCAGACAGCAATTTGTTTTGTAAATCTGCCTTTAGTTTTGCCTTGTCAAGTTCCGCGCGTTCCAATCTTTCAGCTTCCAGCACCGAATCTATTTCTGGTTCCGGTTTGGGTTCCGGAGTTTCAATGACTGGCGCATTTTCTTTTAATGATTTGACAGGTTTCTTTTTTTGTACGGGTTTCGTTATAGGTTTTTTTTTAAGGGCACGAACAGTCTTTGGTATTACTTCCTTTTTAGGCTTCCTTCCCCTATTGGCTATGAATGCAATGTTGTGCTCGTTCTTGTCATCGATCATCCCGTCACTGCCCACAATTACCTTGCTCCGCAGGATGTAGACAGAAAGGTCTTTGGTCCTTATCCCGCAAATCTCGGCAAACTCCTTCTTTGTCTTCTTAGCCATTGATTAATAAATCATGTCGATTGATCTAATTTTTTTACACTTTGGACATCTATATTCATAGAAGAATCCATGATCATGAATAATACCATTTCCTTTTTTTGACCATTTGTGTTTACAAAATAGTCGTTTCAATAGTTTATTAATCCAATTCATAAATCAATGCTTTTATGTTTAACATCTTGAACATCACCACTCCCACAATCAGGGCAATACCTGAAATCCCTGTCCTGTAGATTAGGGGTCTTGGATTCGAGGTCTGCCTTACAGCCGTACCACCCGCATTCATTGCATTTTCTATTGTCCATTTAATCGAGCGAATTTTGAGATTCGTTTTTGTATAATTGGTATCTCTTTATATGGCTAATTACATCCTCTCGTTGAGGTAACTTGCACATCGCAGCAATAAAAGGAAGATCTGATTTGTATTTGTTTCTAACAGCTTTTGAAATATTAATAAATGTTTTCATGTCTTATTTAGTTATGGCTTTATTAAACAGTGAGATAGTAATTACGGATTCAAACCGCCCCTTCACTTGGTAAGTGATATGCTCAAGGATACACCGATTACTATTTGTTCTCACCATTATTGTTACGTCCTTTTCTACCGAAATCAATCTTATTCAATCCCCGATAACCTCTATTCATTTCCTTAATAGAACGTTTCGACCTGTTTCGTTTATTTCGTTCTATGATTGTATGCTTTAACTCACAAGCATTAATGCCTTCTCGAATACAATCATCATCTTCATCAAAATATACTTCCTCTTTTTTGTCCTCACTATATCTAATTGTGAATGTTGTATTGCCTATATCATCTGTATAAGTTATTGTAGTATCACTAGTGCCATATGATGAACCCGTTGTTGTTACTGATAT